GCATACAACGAAAAAAGCAGAACATACAGATTAACGCCTGTTCACGACTGGTCTAGCCATGCGGCTGACAGCTTTCGCTATATGTCGATTGGTGTGCAGGAAAGCCGTGTGAACGCCCGGCCACCACAACAGGTTGCTATGACGGCCTATGACCCATTCGCGGCTGCGAGTTAAGGTATAACGATATGACATCTAAAATGGCACCGAAGCGCAAGGTTAATGTCAGAGGCCAGCCTCATTCATTAGCTTACATCAACAAAGATGAAGCGCGTATGCTCAGACGCATGGGCGGCTCCGGCAAACCCGGCCCTAGCGGCATACCGACTTACATCCCGGATGATGGTAATCGCGGTGGTGGCGGTTTTGCTGATGCGCCTAGCGGCCCAAGTATGGGCGAATATGGTGGTGGCCCTAGTACAGATCCGGGCAATTATAGCTTAGATAATTATAATTATGATGCGCCTTCTAAAGGTATGGGTCAAAGCCAAGCTAGTTTAGACGCTCAAAACCGGGCGGCTGCGGCACAAGCAGCAGCTACGGCGAAGGCAAGAGCTAAAGAGCAATTACAGCAACGCAATAAGTTGGCCGCTAAAAAATCGTTGCTGGATTTCTTGCCGGGCAGTCTTTTTTCAAAATTTGTCGGCGCAAAAATGCGCGACATAATGGGTAAGCAGCTTGACGCTCCAAACTTTGTTTCGGCGATCTTTGATAAAAAAGGCAAGTATGTCGGCAATGTTACTAAAAACTTTCTTGGTTTGGATGTGTACACCGGCATGCAAGTGGAAAACTACACCGGCCCACATGCTGGTCTGGTTTCACAAGATACAAGCGGCGGTGATGGCGGCGATGCAATCGAAACAAAAGTTGTTAAAGATTACGATGGCGGCAAACTTTCAGAAGACAAAACAGACGGCGTAAACCTTAAAGTGCCGGATGCGCCAACCGCTCCAGATGTCGGTGATGGCGATGCCTCAGAGGACGCTAAAAGGCGTTCCAAGATGGGCAAGGAATCAACGATAAGCACAACGAACCAAGGCTTGCTTAGCACAGCTAGAACACGCAATCGCTCATTAATGTCGGGCCTTATTTCGTAAAGACAAGGAGAGAATAATGACATCTAAGATGGCCCCAAAAGGCAGCGTAAAAGCGGCGCGCCGTATCGACATTAAAGGCCAAAAACATATGCTTGCCTACATTACGAAAGAAGAAGGTGAGCTTTTAAAGGCGCATGGTGGATCTGGTAAGCCCGGCCCAAAGGGCATTCCTTCTTTTGAAGGTGATGATGGCCCACAAACCCCAACATTTTATCGTGTTGCTTATGGCCAACAAGATCATGAAGCAGGTGGTGGGCCTAGCCGAAAAATATACATAGGTTCTAGCCAAGATACTGTGCAAAACCGCATGGCTGGCTCTAGTGATCTTGCGTCAAGAACACAAGACGCGGGGCCGGGTTATTTACCACAAGCAGTCAATAGGGCTGAGTACCAAAAGCAATACGAAAGAGATCTTGCAAAATTACGAGGCCAGCCTGACCCATACCCAGACAAAGTAGAAGAGAAAGAAGCACCAGTCACTGAAGATGTTGGTGATGTCAGTGAGGGCGGTACTGCCACAGACGATGCAAAAAATCTTTCTAAGATGGGTAAAGAATCAACAATAAGCACGACAAGCCAAGGCTTGCTCAAAAAAGCAAAAACGCGCAAGCGCTCACTAATGACAGGTCTTATTTCGTGATGGATCTCAGAGGCAAGAAAAACCTTGCTGGCAAAATGGGTATGTCTGCACCACAGCCAATGAACTTTGCGGGTGCCATGAATGTAAACCCATTGGAGCGCTTACTGCAAAAAGCTGCCGGTAAAAGCCAAGGCAGATCGATTGCTGGCATCAAACGAGACAAACCCAGCAAAATGGGCGGGGGCATGTATTAATGGCAGATCCTATCAAAAAAGAGGTGGCGGCGCTTGATCGGCGTTTAAAGACGCTGCATAGCAATCGCAGTAACTGGGAAAGCCACTGGCAAGAGCTGGCCGATTATATGCTGCCAAGGAAGGCAGACATTACCAAAAAGCGCGCACAAGGCGATAAGCGCACAGAATTAATCTATGACGGCACCGCTATTCACGCTGTTGAGCTGCTAGCTGCTAGCCTTCATGGCATGCTAACCGGCGCATCAGCCCCTTGGTTTTCTATGAGGTTCAGAGATCCTATTCTGCAAGATAGCGATGCGGCTAACGAATGGCTGGAAGCCACCACTGATCAAATGTACATGGCGTTCAATCGCTCTAACTTTCAGCAAGAAATCCATGAGCTATACTATGATCTGGTTGTGTTCGGCACGGCTGCGATGTTTGTCGAGGCTGGCAATGAAGATGGCTTGCGTTTTAGCTGCCGCCACATTGCTGAGATTTATATATCTGAAGACGCGCAAGGCAAGGTGGACACCGTTTACCGGAAGTTTGAGCTGACAGCCAGAGCCATAGCCACAAGATTTGGTGAAAAGAACTTACCGCAAAAGATCGCCAAGAGCCTGACAGATGATCCATTTAAGGAGCATCCGCTTGTGCATTGCATCTTTCCAAAAGACGGCATCAAGTCAGATCTGTTTGCCCAAATAGATAAGCCTATCGGCTCCATCTACTATTGCGAAGACACAAAGATGGTCTTGGGTGAGGGCGGCTTTGATGAAATGCCAATGCTGATCCCGCGTTTCAATAAAGACAGCGTATCAGTCTATGGCAGATCACCGGGCATGACATGCCTCAGTGACACCAAGATGCTGAACAAAATGAGCGAGATCACCATTAGATCAGCTCAAAAGCAGTTAGATCCACCGCTGATGGTGCCTGATGATGGGTTCTTGCTTCCTGTTAGAACAACGCCCGGCAGCTTGAACTTTTACCGCACCGGCACAAGAGACAGACTAGAGCCATTGCAGATGGGCGCCAATAATGCCCTTGGCCTCAACATGGAAGAACAGAGGCGGCAAGCAATCCGCGAGGCTTTCTATGTAGATCAGTTGCTTACCAACACTAGTCAAACCATGACCGCAACCCAAGTGTTGCAAATGAACGAAGAGAAGATGCGTCTGCTTGGCCCGGTCATGGGCAGGATGCAAAGTGAGCTATTACAGCCACTTATCAATCGTTCTTTTGCTATATTGTTAAGACAGGGCGCGTTCCCGACACCACCCGAAGAGTTGCAGGGTCTAGACATAGATATCGAATATGTCAGCCCACTAGCTAAGTCACAGAAAATGGCTGAGCTGCAATCAACCCTGCGCGGCATCGAAGTGCTATCGCAGTTTGGTGAGATGGCCCCAGTGATGGATTATTTAGATAGCGACAAGATGATTCAATATCTTGTGGATGTTCTTGGCCTACCGGCCAGAGTGATCCGCTCATCCGAAGAAGTGATGATGGTTCGCCGTCAACAACAGCAAGCGGCTGAAGCCCAAGCACAAGCGCAGCAACAAGCTGCTAATGCTGAACAGGCTGGACAGATAGCGCCATACATCAAGGCAACCGGCGAGGTTCCACAGATATGAGTGAGAAACAGCTAAACACGCTGCAAGTGCTTTATCGGCAAGTGTTCAATTCGGCTGAAGGTCTAGTTGTTCTGAACGATTTGCAAAAGCGTTTCAATGTCAACGCCTCAACATTTGAGCGCGGCGATCCACATTACTCAGCATTTCTGGAAGGGCAGCGATCTGTTGTGCTTTCGGTCATGCGTTTCATGGAAGAGAAACAACAACAGCAAGAGGATTAAACCAAAATGAATGACCAAGTTGAGACAATCCCGGATGATAGCGGATCTCAGGAAGCGGCCCCGGTAGGCTTTCTGGATAGTTTGCCAGAAGAGCTAAGGCATGAGCCGTCACTTAAAAATTTTACAGATGTTGGACAATTAGCAAAAAGCCATGTCCACGCACAGCGGATGGTTGGTGCAGATAAGATTGCATTGCCCGGCTCCGGGTCTAATGACGATGACTGGATGCCGATCTTTCAAAAGCTTGGCGCGCCAAACAACGCTGATGGTTATCAATTACAGAATGTAGAGCTAGACGAAGCCACGCTTCAATCATTCAAAGAGATGGCTGCGTCTAGCGGGATGTTGCCACGACACGCACAAGCAGCGGCTGAGTTTATGCAAAGGCAGTCAGCGGCTGGCAGTGAGGCAGCGCAAGCCAATATGGATGCTGTATCACAGCAATGGGATGCTGAACTGCGCGAAGAATTTGGGATGGCGTATGACGCCAAGCATGATCGCGCCGCTGCCGCCGGTAAGGCAATGGGCATCGATCCAAACATTTGGCACGAAATTAGATTGGATAATGGTCTGCCTCTTGGCGATCACCCATTCATTATTAAACTGTTTTCCGGGCTGGCTGACCAGCTTGGCGAAGATACACTTGAAGGCGCGACAACCGAAATGGTGATGACACCAGAAGAGGCCGGGCGAAAAGTGGCAGAACTGACGGCACCGGGTACACCTTACTGGGATAAAAACCACCCGGCGCATGATCAAGATGTTGCAGAAGTTTTAAGGCTCCGGGGGTATCAATTCCCAGAGCAACAAGAGGGATAAGCCTAACGGCCCCCTAACGCCTACGCCTAACATAGTTCAAGCCCGGCTGCGCTGGATAACTGGAACGAAAACTCACCTAAATTTTCAACTTAATGTGGAGGATTGACATTATGTCAACTCAAATCTCAACCGCATTTGTGAACCAGTTTTCAGCAAATGTGACAATGCTTTCACAGCAGATGGGTAGTCTGTTGCGGAACACAGTCGATACTGAATCAGTAACCGGCGAAAAAGCGTTCTTTGATCAAATCGGTAGTGCAGCGGCTGCTGTTCGTACCACTCGCCATGGCGATACACCCCTCATGGAAACCCCGCACCAAAGACGGATGGTTACCCTGCAAGACTTTGAATACGCTGACTTAATTGACGATCAGGATAAAATCCGTATGTTGTCAGATCCGACATCAGTCTACGCAAAAGCTGCGGCGGCTGGCATTGGCCGGGCAATGGATGACACAATTATTGCTGCGTTTAATGCATCTGCATCAACAGGCAAGGCTGGCACAACATCAACAGCATTACCGGCTGGCAACGTAATTGCCCATGGTTCCGCTGGTTTGACAATTGCTAAGCTTGTGTCTGCTAAAAAGAAATTGGATGAGGGATCAGTTGATCCATCAATCAATCGCTACATCGTAGTGTCACCAGAACAGATCGAAGATTTGCTCAACACTACAGCGGTGCAATCGGCTGATTTCAATACCGTAAAAAGTTTGGCCACCGGCCAGCTTGACAGTTTTGTCGGCTTTAAATTCATTGTTTCCAATAGGTTAAAGGACGATGGAACATCTCGGCAGTGCTATGCATGGGCTGAGGATGGAATGAAAATGGCAATCGGTAAAGAGCCATCAGCACAGATTACACAGCGTGCCGATAAGTCTTACGCCACTCAGGTTTACTATTGTGCATCATTCGGGGCAACTCGCATGGAAGAAGCAAAAGTAATCCAAATCCTTTGTAACGAATAGATTGGAGATTAGTTATGGGAACAGTTTATTCTGACCAAAAAACCAAGTGGGATCAAAACGATCCGGCTGAAATGATCAAGCCTATTGAGCAAGGTGGGCGTGTTCGGATTGCTTATGGAAGCTACACAGCTTCCGCTGAGCAATCAGATATCCACATGTTCAATTTGCCAAATGGCGCGCGGATCCTTAGTGGTCAGCTTGTCCATGCGGCGCTTGGTTCTGGAACAACTTTGTCGGTTGGCCATGCCGCCTACAACAACGCCGCCGGTACTGCCGTGGCGCTTGACGTAGATGAGTACAAGGCCGCTGCCGCTTCAACATCGATCACAACTGTCGGTGCATGCTTAACCGCTGCATTGGGCTTGAATAGTGTGGTTGACGCTGATGCGACAGGTCTTCCAGTCACTGTGAGCCTTGCTGGTGGTAACGGCACTGGCTTGATTGAACTCACAATGACTTATGTGATCGACTAAACTTTTTGGGTCAGGTGTTGAAAAGCTCCCTTTTTCACCTCCAAGAGACACGCCTGACCCAATCCCCTTTTATTTAATGAGGTATCGACATGCCATCAGCCGTGGACATTTCTAATGCTGCGCTCAATACGCTTGGCGCGACAAACATCACCAGCCTGACTGAAGATTCAAAGGCTGGCCGTTTGATCAACCAGCGTTATGAGTTAGTGCGTGATGCCGTGTTTCGTTCCCACAATTGGAACAGCCTCATAAAACGCGCTAATTTGGCTCAGAACACCGTGTCACCGGCATTTGGTTATGCCAACCAATATACATTGCCAACCGACTGTCTGCGCGTTCTAGAGTTCAGCAATGGCACTCTGATGTATCCCCAAGACAATATGACCAGCAACACTGGTGGCCCGGTCTATGTGATTGAGGGCAGGGAGCTGCTAACAGATGAGGCCACTGTCCTGATCAAATACATAGCGCGCATCGAAGACCCAAACCAATATGACACGCTGTTGATTGATACGCTTGCCGCCCGGCTGGCAATGGAGATCTGCTATGCCATTACCGGCAGCAATGCGATGATTAGCACAACCAAAGCGCTCTATGATGAAAAGATAAAAGAAGCCCGGTTTGTGGATGCCACTGAAGGCGCGGCGGCTAAGTTTGAAGCCTCTGACCTTATTGAAAGCCGGTTCTAACAGTGGCGCGTTCTGCACCATCATTAACCAGCTTTGTTGCTGGTGAGCTATCGCCACGCCTAGAAGGCCGGGTTGATCTTGATAAATACAAACAAGGCGCGGCTGAGTTACTAAATATGGTGGTTCATCCGCATGGCGGTGCCTCGCGCCGCCCCGGCACTGAGTATATTGGCGAGATCCAAAGCAGCGCTGTAAAAGGTAGACTGATACCGTTTCAGTTCAAAACGACTGA